TGGGCAAAGACAGCGGCACGTTCCTAGCCTTTGACAAAAGTTCTGGCGAGCTTACAACTTATACGCAAACAGAACTGTCGGACACTACTCAGCGTGTCGGCCTTGTAAAACAAGCGATGGAGAGAGTTGATCCGCCCGACAGGTCGTTTGAACCAGTTCTTGACAAGTCTGCCCGTAGGAAAAAGCTGGGGGTAAACTGCTCCTACTGCTCGCACAAGACTACTTGCTGGGCAGATGTGGGGCTAGACCTGAAGTTCAGGAGCGGTAGACCAGTGTTCTTCCTCGCCAAGAGTAAGAGTGAGAGTCAGAATAATGCAGAGACTTTCTGAAGATATACTTTCTGACTTAGCTTCTGCTTATACCTCTGAGCAAGTGCTTGACATTCTGGGTATAAACACCTTGGAACTACTCTGCATACTCATCGAACCCGTTGAGGAAAATATTCACAAATTTGAATTGAGGCCGCTAGATAGCCATGAGTTTTAAATCTAACGAAAATCCTATGTTCCGCTCTAAGTTTGGGGAGGATATATACAAGCACAAGTATGCTCACCAAGGTTGTGGCACCTGGGCAGACTTGTCCCGCACCGTGGTAAAGGATGTCTGCGGGGAAGAGCTTCTTACCAAGGACGAGCAGGACCAGCTTACGCAGTACATCACTGATCTCAAGTTCATTCCCGGCGGTAGGTATCTTTACTACGCCGGTAGAACTAATAAGTTTTTCAACAACTGCTACTTGCTGCGAGCAGAAGAGGACACTAGAGAGGACTGGGCCAATCTATCATGGAAGACAGAGAGTTGCCTGATGACGGGCGGTGGGATCGGGGTGGACTACTCAGTTTACCGACACTCTGGTTCAGGTCTGAAGTCCACAGGTGGTATAGCGAGTGGGCCTGTGCCAAAGATGCAGATGATTAACGAGATAGGTCGTAGGGTGATGCAGGGCGGTAGCCGACGCAGCGCTATCTACGCCAGCCTCAACTGGCAGCACAACGACGCTGACGCTCTGCTAGAGTCTAAGAACTGGTACGACATGCCGGTGGGTAGCACAGGTGTTAGCATCGGGCAGGTGAAGGAGCAGGACTTTAACTTCCCCGCCCCCTTGGACATGACCAACATCAGCCTCAACTACGACACCGATTGGATTACGCAGTACTGGGAGAGCGGGGATGTCGGCGGTACTTTTCGCAAGAACGTTAAGCAAGCTCTCTCCACAGCAGAGCCCGGCTTTAGCTTTAACTTTTTCGACAAGGAAGACGAGACGCTTCGCAACGCGTGTACCGAGGTTACCAGTGCAGACGATTCAGACGTGTGCAACCTGGGCTCGATCAATCTGGGGCGAATAGAAACTATTGCTGAGTTGTCGGACGTGTGCGAACTGGCAACCAAGTTCTTGCTCTGCGGCACTCTGAAGGCTAAGCTGCCTTACGCTAAGATAACCTCTGTACGGGAGAAGAACCGTAGGTTAGGCTTAGGCTTGATGGGGGTACACGAATGGCTTATCAAACGAGGATATAAATATGAGGTTGTTCCAGAGCTTCACCAATGGCTCTCTATTTATAGAGGGGTTAGTGACAGTACTAGTCGTTCTTTTTCTTCTCATCTTTGTATTTCTCGGCCTGTGGCTGTCAGGGCGATTGCACCCACGGGCTCAATCGGTATTCTTGCTGGCACTAGCACTGGGGTTGAACCTATATTTGCTGTATCCTATCGTCGGCGGTATCTTAAAGGTCAGAACCGCTGGCACTACCAGTATGTGGTAGACAGCGCAGCGCAGGAGATCATAGATTTGTACGGGACCAACCCCGACAAGATTGAGTCGGCCATAGACTTGTCCGAGAACTACGAGCGACGTATAGCCTTCCAAGCCGATGTGCAGGACTACGTGGATATGGCTATTTCGTCCACCATTAACCTACCAGCGTGGGGGTCTAAGCTGAACAATGAGGACACTGTGGACAAGTTTGCTAATACTCTCGCCTCTTACGCTCACCGCTTGCGAGGCTTTACCGTATATCCTAATGGCTGTAGGGGGGGTCAGCCTCTGACCGTTGTTCCTTACGCAGAAGCTGTGGAAAAACTAGGGGAAGAGTTCGAGGAAGGCGTGGAAGTTCACGACATATGCAACATTACAGGACACGGAGGGGTGTGTAATGCCTAAAGAGTGTGCTCACAAGAGGAACAATGTTCTCTTGCGAGAAAATGTCAAGGAGTTGCAAGCTCAGCTACAGCAGTCTTTTAAAAAGATCGTAGAGCTAAACCATATTATAGATCGTTTAAAGATACAGATTAGTAGCAGCTACTCTGCCCCCGAAGACAGTTAGAGAAGAATTAAAATAGATTTACTTCACAGGTAAATTGTGGTATAATAGGCTTACTTACGGAAAGTGCCAAGCCAGGGCTTTCCAAATATCTTGCCTCAAGGGAGAAAAGTTATGACGACGTTACTATCCAGAACTATGTTCAGAAATCAAGACCTGGACAATTTCTTCAAATATGCCGTAGGCTTTGACACCATCTTAGGTAGCATGAGCGCTGTCTTGGATAGTTCAAGCGCGAACTCCAACTACCCGCCCCATAACTTGGTCGAAGTTGATCGGGACACGTACCTGATTTCTATGGCTGTTGCGGGCTACTCCAAGGACGATCTGTCCGTAGAGTGGAAGGACCGTAGCCTGAGCGTTACAGGCCACGTAGAATCACCTGATAAGCAGGTTGGTGTTATCCATAACGGGATCGCCAAGCGGAAGTTTACCAAGATGTTTGCCCTAGGTGAATATATCAAGGTAGAGCGGGTTTCGCTGAAGGACGGGATGCTCTCTATCACCTTGAACAGGGTTGTTCCAGAGGCGGAGCGGTTGAAGCTTATGGATATCCACTCAGACTAAACTGTATGTAGGTATCGTTGGTATTAGGCCCGTTGTAGGGGCCGGTAGCAGCGGCTACTCTGCCCCTGAAGAGAGCTAGAGAAATAGCTTTACGAAAGTAAAGTTGAAGCTTCGTACGTGGGTAGCAGACCCATTTGACCCATGCTGGCCAATTGCTGCGAGGGTGATACGGAGCCGGTTACTGCTGAGCCTAAGCCGCCCCTAGACGCTCCGGTTTTTGCGTAGCTTACAGGGCCAGACGGTCCTCCTCCTTGAGGAGCGCCTGTTATACCCGCTACAGCGTTTGCCACACCTTGCGCTGCTTTCCCGAAGGTTCCTCCTTTTGCAGCAGCTTGGGCAACGGTCCCGAATAGGCTCATCACTGCTCCTGGTACTCCACCTGTCAGTGCAGAAAAAGCTATTGGGCCTAGTACGGCCAGCGCCTCTGAAAACGTCATTGACGGCGCAGCTACTGTATATGGGGAGTAGCCCATGCTAGGTGCTGCAAACGGGTTTGATGTGTTCAGAGGAGAATTGGGAGCAAAATTCTGCGCAAGGTACACTTCTGAATGAGTAGGAGCACCTTCCCAATTCCCGATTGCTGTGTCGCCGTCCAGAGATGTTGGAGGTGCTAGTGGTGGTACTGCTATAGGCGTTGGAGGAGATGTAGGTGGTGGTGGTGGTGAAAAGATGACAGGTGGTGCACTAGGGCCGGGACCACCACTGCCGCCGCCGCCCCCAGGACCACCTGGCCCTGAAAATCCTACGCCACTAATGCCCCCACCCGGTCCAAGTGCAGCAGTAAAACCCATGCCGCTCTGATACTCAGGCAATCCCGTCATAGGATTGGTAGTGCCAGCACCGCCCAACAGTCTGAGCAGGTCAGCCTCCGCCGCACTGATGTGAGCTACCTGACCGCCCCACCGTGCGTTGTCTTCTCTCCTGCCCTGATTGGCCAATAGTCCGTAATTCATCACTTCTGTTCCCCACCGCTCGCTAGCCTGAAACGGTTTAAATATAAAGCGTACACGGCTAGGTTTTTGTCGTCTGTTCCACCCTTGTCTTTATACATATCATTTTAAAAACTTTGGCTAAATTCGGTGTAAATGTAGTAGCTGTTTGGAGGGTTGTATGTCACTGTGGGTACTGTTGTGCGTATGCTGCAAGCTGCTAGCAAACTTGCTGCTACGAAGCAGGCGACAACACGCATTTACTCACCTCTCGCACAGTTCCTCGTATACAGCGTTGTACTCGTCGGCCCAGCGCAATGTCTCTTCGCTCATACGCACTGAGAAGTGGTCGTCCACCTCGTCCTCGTAGTAGAACGCTCCTGGCAGAGATACGCAAGGCACGTACTTAACCGTGGTTCTTGTCGGTAGAGCGGCGGTACTTAGAGCGCAGCCGCTCACTATTAAGATTAGCGCGAGCGGCGCGAGCACGTTCAATCTGGTTATACGCATCTACCAAACCTTTGTTCACTGCTGCCGATTCGCCAGCCTTTATCAGTTGTCGGCGCATGGCCCACTCTGACAAGTGACTGACCAACCGGAGCAGTATTTTTATTAAACCTAGAATGTGCACTTGAGCTAGGCGTCTAGGTTTTTGTTTTTGCCGATGTTGCCAGCTATGATGTTTAGAACCCACAGTACTTTGCCTATTACAGCATCGTCTTTACGGGTTGGGGTTATGGCGGTAATCGCTGTGGCCGCTGTGACCACGGTTGTTAGTGCCGTGATCCAGGCCGGGATGTCGCCAAACCATGTAATCATGTGTGCAAACATTCCTATACTTTCCGTTTCCATATTATATCTTCTCTTTCGTTATCAGTCAATAGATTGGATTATAACTGCGATAAATCCAGCAGTCATAGTCCCTATCACCATCCACGCCAGCCGCTCCCATCTCATAGAGTGTGCGCGTAGCCTCTCTCTTATAATTTTAAGTTCTTTGTGAGCATCTCCCCATCTGCGACCACACTCTTTCTCGTGCCGTGCTATCTCCTGCAAGGCGGCTAGAGCGGTTTCCATCGCGTTGTCTTTAGGCGGGTAAGTGTCGGGCATCATTACTTTTTCGCGTATTTCTTTCCCAAAATTTTAACTAAATATTTTTTGGTTTCGTCCGGTAGTTCTTGAAACTTTGAACCCTTTGCTCTCCATTCTTTAAAATTACCTGGACCCCAGTTGTATGCTATGAGAGCGTTTCGGTCTGAGCCGAAAGACTTTTTTAAAGCGTTGAAGTATGCAGTTCCAAACTTTACATTTTTTTCTGCATCGTATAGTTCTAGCAAGGTTAAAGTTTTCCCGTACAAGCCGTGTGCGTAAGTTTTGTTACCTTGCTCGTCTACTCCGCCCAAGGCTGTTATAGGGGTTATCTGCATCAATCCTCGTGCTTGTGAGTCCTTGTTAAATGCCCTTCGATTACCGGAACTCTCCGCCTGTATAATCTTTTTTATAATAGGGTTGTCTTTGAATATACCCTGTATTACAGTATTATTTTGCCAATCTGGTTCTGGTGTATCGCTTAGTAAACCAGATTTGTACAACGGTTCTGTTACTAAAGACTTATCTGAAAGAAGACCTGCCATACCAACTACTGCCTTCCAACGCCTTGGAGCGTTTTTAATAAGTTGCTATCATCAGCTTCGCGCTCGCGTTGTCGCTCGCCCGGTCGGTCCTTAGAACTCTTAGTCTTAGGGGTATAGCCTATAGCTGTATCTATATAGTCTCTGTAGTTAGGAATAGGGGGTCTACCCTCTGAAATTAGCCTTTCGTTAGCCTCGTCGTTCCACTTTTCTATCTTCTTCCTAATCGGTGTGCCTGGTTGCAAGGCTGCTATTACATCGTACGGCCCCTCAAACCTCACGTCTCTTTCATATTTCTTCCCGCCTTTTACTGAAACTTCTTCACCACTGTCTAGCCAACTCTGGACTCCTCTCATCGACTCCTTGTCTCCTCGTAACTTAGCGTCTACCCACTGTAGGAGATATATTACCTCGTGATCTTCAGGGTGCTGGCGAAGTATCTTACCTTCCCTGTCTCTTTTCACTTTAAACCCTAAATCGGGGATTATGTCCATACCTAAAGGTCTGGATGGATCAATATCACTAACCAGAGGGTTCGTTCCTAGTTCTTCCAATACGTTGCCTCTGTGGTATCGGTGACCTGCTTCGTGCTTGGCGGTGCCTATCATATGTTGTCGATAGATTTCTCTTCTCTCCTCGTCAGAAGGAACTCTTTCGCTGAAATCTCGTTCTGTACCGATTGCGCCAAATCCAAGGTTCCCGCCCGGGTGTAAATACGGGTATTTGGAAGTAGGGTAAGCGTATAGTGTCCGGTACCCTTCTGGACCCGTCCAGTAGTCTCCTCTACGATCATGGTACGATTCAGGGGGAGGAGGAGCAATGTTTAGTTCAATCTGCTGTCGGCGGCTGTACGGGTAGTAAGCTCCATATTGGCTCGTGGCAGTGACAGCGTGCTCGTCTACCGGACCTGTGGAGCCGTGCCGCTGCATGGGGAATATGTATTCAGAAGACAACGCTTGTCCAAAGGTGCTTTCGTGCGGGAACTGTTGCAGCATTTCCTCTGCTAGTAGACTAGGTGTATACGCAGGGCTACCGGGAGGTGGTATTCCTAGTTGTGCATACCTTGGCAAGTCTTCAGGGCTTACGCCAAACTGGGGCTGAGGTTCTGGTAGTAGACCTTGCGCCATCTTACGGCATCCCTGACATTAGTAATCCGGCCGTCTCCGCTCTCCTCATCGCTAATTCCTGCTGTTCTTGCGCTAATCCCTGGCGATAAGCTCTGAGCGCAGCCTCTACATCTACTCCCGGCTGGTCAGCTAGTTCTGCCAGCACCCTCGATTCTCCGCTGCGAGCGGTGGGAATACCGAAGGATGCGGCGTATAAAGGCCATCCTGCTGCTGTAGTTGCTGTGCGCAAGGCCATGCGGGAAATGTCTCTGCCAGAGGGAAGCTGCACTGGCGGCGAAGCAGTTCTGGTAATTCTTGCTCCTGGCGCTGCTCCTGCCGCTCTTACAGGCTCTTCAGGTATAGGTCTAGGTCTGGTTGTTCTTTCTGGCTCTTCAGGTACAGGTCTGGTTGTTCCTTCTGGTCCCTCAAGTTTTTTAGGTTTAGGTGTCGGAACAGTTCCCGGCAGAGTAGAGCCAATAGGTATGAGTACCCCTCTTCCTCCGCTGCGAGTTACCCTAGATATGTTGTCAATCTTTTCCTGTTTTATTAAGTCATCTCTCAATTCTTTTTCTACCTCGTGCCATGTCTTATAGTTAGTAGGTCTATCTACTATCTCTACAGGAGCTATCTCACGCCAACCTTCTGGAGCTTTTCTAGCTCGTGCTAAGAATTTAGGTTCAGTCTCCTTCTCAACCCGTGTAACGGTCTCGTCAAGCATTTCCCCAAAGGCTGGCCCGCTTACTTTGTTCTCCCCAATATTACCCATACCAGCCTCAACGTGTGCTTTAATACTAGCCCACCTTCTCCAATCTTGGCTCCAATTTTGGGGCTTAGGTGCGTCAGGTTTCGGTGTTGGCCCCAGCTTATCTGTAATTTTCCGATAGTGCTCCATAAGACGGTTAAAGTAGTCGTCTCCTGCTTTTACTGCTTCTGGAGAATCAAGAGTATGTTGTATTCCTCCAAAACCTCCCGGTGCCTCCGTCGCCCCTGTTACAGTACTTCCTAGATATTGTATTATAAGTTTTTTAAGTTTTGCTTGGTGCCTATAAAGTCCCTCTAAATCTAAAGGAATTTCTTTAATAAGACTCTCAAGCCCTTGGAAGGGGATTCTAGGAACACCAGCAGACGCTGAACTACGCTTTAGAAACTCTCTACGAGTTAGCTCCCCCAGTCCTAACCCTAGAGCGCCGAGCAGACCTTTCTCGTCAGACATAGGTAGTAAACTAGACTGAGGCTGCTGAGACTGGGGTTCTGCTAGTAGACCGTGCGGCATTTAGATACCCCCACGGGCTATGCCAGCGCCTATGTCGAGCCCGGTCTGTCCTAAGCCCTGTACAGCGGCGGGAGCAGGGGGAGGTGCTACGGGAGGTGCTATGGGTGCTGGTGCTGGGGCGGGAGCGGGAGCGGGGTCTGGAGTTACTGCTGCTGGATCGACTTGCATATCCTGCGGCTGTTCTGGTTGTTCTCTGTTTAAAGCTAGTATTTCATCGGGTGAAGTCAGAGGAGAAGACGTTTCCATTTGATCTACCATAGCTGATACGCCGCCAGCTAAGTAACCATCTCTACCCATAGCTGCCCAATTAGCTGCCTTTTGCCCTCCTGCTAAAGAACTGTTAAACATTGAATTTAGTTTTGGACTTACTTTACCTGAAGCAGCTTCATCTACTCGTTGTATACCCCTTCTGGCGCGAGCTAGGGGTGCTTTTATCTGCTTCCACGCTGACGAGCCGGGAGCAAAACCTTTTAGAGAAAACATCAAGGCCATAGATTTACCAACACCTGAAATATTACCCTTTATCAGATTTCCTATGATAACCAAAGGTAGCGCTCCAAACATAATGCTACCAGCGTTAGGGTCTATATCTAAACCACCTTTGAGGACAAGTGCTAAGTCTTCGTAGTCTTTAAAGGCTTTTGCCCCTAACATATCTCTTACTAGACTTCTAGTACCTACGTCGTTAAGAGCATCTGTCCAAGAGTCTGACCAACCTTTAAGTGAGGTAACATCTTTGTTTCTAGCGAATACCATAAGTTTTGTCATCGTTTCCGCTTGGAACATATCTTTAATAAGTGTAGCCCCTTTAGGTTCACGTCTTTTAATACCGTTGTAAATACTAGTTACTTTTCGTAACATAGCTGGATTCTCAGCGGATTGTATAACTGTATTTAAAAGAGTGTCAAGCTCTGCTTTGTTTTGTATACCCAGTATCCTATCTCCTGCCCTAGCCGCTGCATCGCTGCTACCGCCAGATATAATATTCAAGTCCTTTTTAAAATCTTTGAGGGAACCGTCTCGAAACAATGTTTTCCAAGTAGTTGCTCCCTTTTTGCTTTTGTCAGAAAACTTTTTTAATACTTCTGCTTCCAAATCGTCAAGACTTTTAACTATACTTTTAGCCTTTGCGCGAACAGCGGCTATATCTGCCCCGGCTGATCTAGCTATAGTTCCTAGCTCTATGGCCTTTTCTCTGATGAGTATACTACCCATGTGACCTATAATTTCATCAGCAGTATATATGCCTTCTTTAACTGCTTTTAAATTATTCTCTGGGAAAGCGTTTGCCATATCGTCTAAAAAATTGGCCAGGTGCATAGACTGCTTCCCGTCTATAATACCTTTGACGAGTTGCTCTATATTACCTTTCCCAGCGTCGTCTTCAAAAACTTTGAACAGCCCTCTGTTTTTACCTCTACCGACAAATGGTCGTATGGCTTGTGCGTAGGCCGTTTGAAGCTGAGCCCAAGAACGTACTCCTACTTTCCCTTTTGGGTTGAATAATCTCTTCCCCGTAGAAGTTTTCATTTTCCCTAGTCGTTGGTGTATAAGTTCTGAAGCCTTAATGTTTTGCCTAGCAACGTCAAAATTCTTAGCACCAGCTTGCTTGTAAGAGTTTTGCCTGAGTCTCTTGTCCAGAGACAAAATATCAGCTACGGTAAAGTTTCCTTCGGGCGTGGTAATTTTAACCTCTCTCCCGGTTCTTGTCGTTCTAGTTTCTTTATGTCCTTTAACTACGCCGTCTTTCTTATAAAGCCTTCTCGCCTTTGGCCCTAGTAGTCCTAGCAGTACGTCCTGTGCTTGTTCTGAAGTTAAACCTATGTCAGACGTGGTTAGATCGTCAGACACTTTATTTATGATATTTGACATCTGTCTATTAGTGACACCTGTTGCAGCAGCGTCTACTGAATAATGTCCAAAGTCTTTTTCAAAACTAGCTATTCTAGTTTTATAGATACCCTTTAACTCCTGAGTAGCAAAGTTTCTTAACCCTCTGGCTGTACCATCGGTAAGTTCTTTAGCAGCTATATCAATCCCTTTATAGGATGCTTTACCTTTGCCCTTTAGTATATCGTCTGAAACAAAATTCTTTAGCGCTTGCCGCTCTTGTTTGCTAAACAAATTATTTATTTTGCTTGCAGATAGGTCTCCTGCTTCCTTAAATTCTTTAAAAGCTGTTAGTATCATTTTTGAAGCTAGTGCGGCTTGCGGTCTGGGGGCTCCAGCTTGTCGTGCTGCTGCACTTTCTATTGTTCCCGCTATCTTAGATAACGGTCCTAGTGAAGCTGTTTCTGGATCACCTATTATAGCTCTAATAGTAACAGGCAGTACATTCTCTGGTCCTATCTTAGTTCCTAGTCTCTCTTCTGCCTGTAATATACGGGCTATTGAATTAACTTTAGTAGTCTCAGGATTAGTTCCTATCTTTGCTCCAACTCTGCTAGCAGTACGTTTAGCCATACCCACGGCTGGTGCTATACCCAGTGCAGGTAAAGCCAATAGAGCAGTACCTCCGGTAACAATACCAGCTTCTATCCCTATTCTTGCTGCAAGTTCTGAGATTGTTTCCTTCTGATCTCCTAATCCCCACGTCTGATACGCCTCTAGTCCTGTATTGGCAAGAGCATCGCCAGTTCCAGCGGAGAGTGCTCTGCCTGAAATACCTCTGTTATACAGAGATTTAAACAGGCCGTGTACCGCACCTCTCCCCAGCATTCCAGAGCCGGGTATTGTAGGTAATGCGAGTTCTGCCGCTACGGTGGATACGCCTAGAATTATCTCTGGACCTATATCCACAAAATCTCGCCAACTCTCCATACCAGTAGCGTCTATTAGTATATTCTTAAACGGTCCTTGCGGTGGTTCCTCTCCCATAATATTTTTGTAACCTTGGGGTGTAACGTAAGGTTCGTTGCTCCAATCTGTGAAGCCCCAATTATTTGGCCCTGCCCTCTCGTTAAGAACTTTCGCCTTTTCTTCAAAGTTGGACGATAAAGCCAACCTGCCTCGCAAGCCAGTGTCCAGAACTCCTGACCGATAATCAAACTTATCGTCAAAAGTTTCAAATATACCAGACATTCGCAAAGCTGATGGATCGACTCGACCCACAGCAGAAAACGCCTCTTCACGAGTCAAGTGTTTTGGTACACGATACTCAGTGCCGTCGGATATTGTTACAATATTATATCCTAGCGTTTCGACCACGATCTTAGACTCCTCCTGGGGGTGGTGGATAATCTCCATAGCTTACGGCGG